ACAAAAAAGAATAGATAGGATAGATAAAGTCAATCCAAAAGTTAGAAGAATTTTAAATTTTTTAAATGAAGTTTATAATCTTATTAATGAAAATTCTAATAAATTATCATTAAGAGACTTGTTAAGAAAACATCATTTATCTAATACTATAATTCACACTATAAAACAGCAAGGGTTATTTATTGGTCGTCATGGGCTATATGAATGGAATTCTACAATCCCTGATTTTAATATGGCAAATAAAGTTTTAATAGAAGAAGATAAAAAAAGAAAAGCATATAATCAAAAAAAAGTAGTAAAGCCTATTATTGAAAATGAAATTCAAAAAGTAGAAGTTACTAAGCAACAGAAAACAATTAGCATATTTTGGGGAATGTTTAAATTTAATTATTAATATTATGGAAAATAAAATATACAGACATAGAGCATCCGCAGCTGGATTGCTTTTAACAAATGGAAAGGACGAGTTAAAGTTAGGTGCTACAATGACTACTCACTTAAAGAAGTGGTATGCAGAACAAAAATCAGGTGTTCGTGAGGAGATTAGATCCAAGTATTTCGACAAAGGAAATATGTGTGAGGCAGATGCGATTGATATTACAGCGGAAAGATTAGGATTAGGCATACTAGAAAAGAACTTAGTACACTTCAACGACGAACACTTTCAAGGCACACCTGACGTTTACACAGATGAGTTAGTTATCGACACAAAATGTAGCTGGGACTACACCACGTTTTTAGATGCTGTAACAAGTCCAATCAATAAAGACTACGAAGCACAACTGCAAGTATATATGCACTTAACAGGTATAAAGAAAGCTAAGTTAGTCTATGTATTACTAGACACACCTGCAGAAGCTAACTACGGTAACGATATATTCTATAGTCATATGCCAATCAACGAACGCTTTTATAGTTTTGACTTGGAATATGATCCAGCTATGATTGAAAAGATGATTGAAAAAGTAAATAATTGTAAAACGTTTTTAAAAGATTATGATGAAAGAATTAAACAACTGCTGGGTTAAGCTGCTACGAGATAAGCGAACGGATGAAATTGTCCGTTTGCTATTTGCAACAGATAGATTCGCTAGAATAAAGAATAATAAAGGAATTGAAATAGTCCTAAGTAAACATAGTCTAACACTTAATTTTGAAGAGATATGAATAAACAAATAAATAATACGTTCCAAGTACTTTGCCTTATGCAAGTAGCTTTAGAGAAGTTGGAAGATATGCCAGAGGGAAATATCTTTAGAGAGAATAACTACGATACAATAGACAACTTTATTAAGTATCTCGAATCAAATGTTGAGCCGTTGACAAGTGAAATTAACGTACAGGAGTCAGACCAATATGTCTATATCACTAAGAACATTCGTAAAGTAATAGATAAAATTAGAATCAAATGAAAATAATTATAGCAATGTGTGTTTGGTGCGTTCTAACGAGTTTTAAAGCTACTTACTATAGTGATACATTCCATGGTAAAGTTATGCGTTCAGGAGTAATCTATGATATGAATAAGCTAACATGTGCGTCAAATACACATAAGCTAGGCACAAGGTTAAAGGTTACCAATGTAGACAATGGGAAGTCGGTTATAGTTAAAGTTACAGACACAGGTAGTTTTAAGAAAATAACATTAGACTTATCAAAGAGAGCATTTGAACGAATAGCTGAATTAGATAAAGGAGTGATTAATATTAAAATAAAGAAAGTAAAATGAAGACAATTTGTGAACAATTTATAGAAGATTATGAAGAGCGTGAGTTATATAAAGTTTGTGAATTTGCACATGTAGGTGATGAACAATATAATTTAATCCCAAAGCGTTTTATTACACAACATGAATATGAAATTTTTTGTAAATTACTAAAAGAAATAATAGAAAGATGAAAAAGAAAGAAGAACTTAAGTACAATTTGAAAATGGAACAGTTATTAGTAAGTCAATTGTTTGAGCAAATACGTCAATTGAAACATGAGAATGCAGTAATGCGAGACGATTTATTTCAACTTAGCAAAGAATACTTTACACCGAAAGACGCTATCGTAGCAAAGGTTATCGAAGCATACAAAACAAGGTCAGAAGTTGGAATAGCGAAGTATGGAACGACACTAGATGCAAATAATACAGATGATTTTTTGCAGCACTTACAGGAAGAACTTTTTGATGCTACTTTGTACATCGAAAAACTGAAGGATATTGCATCAAAATTAAATAAATAATAGTTGCATATCAAAATAAATTGTTATCTTTAAGCAATTAATTTAAATAAGTAAAAACGATGAGTAAATTTAAAGGAGTGATTACACACATTGGAGAGGTAATCGAATTAGGGAACTACAAAAAGCTGTATGTTCATGTAGTAGAAAACGAAGGAGAATATCCTCAATCATGCAACTTCGAAGTGTTTGGAGAAATGAAAGTAGATAACGTTCTTAAATACAATCAAGTAGGAGATGTGGTTGAAGTAGATTATAATCTGAAAGCTCAAGAGTCTAAACGTGAAGCTGGAGTTTATTTCAATACTATTCAAAGTTGGAAAATAACTAAGATATAATGAATCCTCAAATAGCAGAGATAGCAAAGAAACATAAGGACTGGGTGAATATCGCTCGGTCCTTTGGTGCTAAAACTGAAGCAGAAGACATTGTACAGGAAATGTATCTTAGATTAGATAAGTATATCAAACCAGACCAAAAGATTACGACATCATTTGTATGGATTACTTTACGAAACATTTACTTTGACTTCCTAAAGAAAGAGCCAGTTACGTTTGAGCTAGATAAGACAGTTTCTGAAGCCGTTTGCGAGACTGAAAGTATAATTGCATACGGAGAGTTAAATAAACGCGTTAGAGACGAGCTTAATAATGTCGATTGGTTTGATAAAATGCTATTCGAACTATACGTGACAAGTGGCAAGTCAATGCGAAGACTAGAAAAAGAAACAGGAATAAGTCTTTCTTGCATATTCTATACCACCAATAGAACAAAAAAGCACTTGCGTAGTTTACTTAGTGAAGACTATGAAGATTATTTAAACGAAGATTACGAATGGCTAAAAGAAAAGCAACAGGACTAGGAGATACAATAGAGAACGTACTCCAAGCAACAGGAATAGATAAAGTGGCTAAATTCATTCTTGGAGAAGACTGCAAGTGTGATGAACGTAAAGCAAAACTTAACGAGCTTTGGTCCTATAGAAAGAAACCACTATGCCTAAATGAAGATGAATATCTTTGGCTTAGTGAAGGAGGATTAAAAAAAGCAGAAACATCCCTGGTAGATTCAATGTTAATGCAAAGAACACATAACAGAGTATTCCAAACAGGGAGATTAGAATATACTTCTTGTGCTTCTTGTTTGAGAGACCAGTATCAAGACTTAAAGAAAGTATTAGAAGCTTATGATACAAAATGATATAATACAAGTAATATACTCAGGCAAGTACTTTTTTGTTATTTGCCTTAATTGAATAAACAATACAAAATCATATGGCAGGACCAGGAGGTGCAAGACCAGGAGCAGGTCGCAAACCAAAAGACGAAGAGAATAGAATAAGAGATTTAATGATGCCTTATTCACTAGATGCAATACAATGCCTAGCTAATATAGTAGTAAGCGATAAATCAAAAGACACAGATAAGATTAGTGCATCTAAGATTATCATTGAATATGCTTATGGTAAACCTAAAGAAAGAGTAGAAAACGATATAAATGTAACAGGATTAGAGTTTAATATAAAGGACATAGTTACATTTGATAAATGAAATTCAATTTAAGTCCAAAGTACACTAGTTTATTTAAAGGAGATTCAAGATACTACGTAGTTTCAGGAGGTCGAGGATCTTCTAAATCATTTAGTGTAAATGCATTTTTATTATTATTAACTTATGAACCAGGACATACGATATTATTTACTAGGTATACTCTTACTTCTGCTCATGTATCAATTATACCTGAATTCATAGAAAAGATAGAGATACTAGATAAGTTCGAGGATTTTCATATAACAAAGGATGAGATAATAAATCTAAGAACAGGGAGCAAGATATTATTTAAAGGTATCAAAACTTCTTCAGGACAACAAACAGCGAACTTGAAGTCATTAAGTGGCGTTACTTGTTTTGTACTAGATGAAGCTGAAGAGTTAACAGATGAGGATGTATTTGATAAGATAGATTTCTCTATTCGTGCTAAGGATAAACAGAATAGGGTAATACTTATTTTAAATCCAGCTATGAAGACTCACTTTATCTATCAAAAGTTCTTTGAAGCAAAAGGAGTTGAAGCAGGGAGTAATACAATTAAAGGAGACACGACATATATACATACGACATACCTGGATAATTATAACAATTTATCTGAAAGTTTCTTAAATCAAATACAAACAATAAAAGAACGTAGACCTGATAAGTATAAACACACTATACTCGGAGGATGGTTAGAGAAAGCGGAAGGAGTTATATTTACCAATTGGAGAATAGGAGAGTTCAATAAAGATAATGGCTCAGTATTCGGTCAGGATTATGGATTCTCAAACGACCCGAGTACATTAATTGAAACGTCAATTGATAGGACAAACAAAAAGATATACATTAAAGAGCACATACATAAGCAAGGTTTAACTACGTCAGAACTTGCACAACTAAACCAACAATTTGCAGGTAGAGATTTAATAGTAGGAGATAATTCAGAGCCTAGATTGATAGCAGAACTTAAAGCAAGAGGTTTAAATATAGTAGCAACAATTAAGGGAGCAGATTCAGTTAAATATGGGATAAGTTTAATTCAAGATTATGATTTGATTATTGAAGAAAATTCCGTAAATTTGATAAAGGAATTAAACAACTATTGTTGGTTAGAAAAGAAGAGTGAGACGCCAATAGATAAATGGAATCACTGCTTAGATGCAATGAGATATGCGATTAGTTACCAATTAGCTAATCCAAATAAAGGGAAGTATTCAATTTACTAAATACAAAATATGAAAACAGAAGTTAAAGAAGTATCGTTCCAAGTGCCGAACAAGAAGAACATCATTAGAGATGTAACATTAGAACTAGTGGAGAAATTTAAAGCTGAGCATGGTTTCAATTGGAAGTTAGCAATGTACGAAGCTATCGACAATGAGATAATGAAGTTCCAAGGGAGCTTAGAGTATTGGAAAGCTATTAGAAAGAATATTAAATGAAGTTAGAATTAGTAATACCAACATCCTTAAGTGAGATACCTTTGATGCACTACCAAAAATACATGGTGGTTGCATCGAATAAGGATAACTCTGAACTGTTTATATCGCAGAAAATGATTGAGATTTTTTGTGGTATAGAGTTAAAGAACGTAGTTAACATTAAGCTGTCAGATGTTATAGACTTGGTTACTCATTTCAAGAAAATATTTGATAAGAAACTAGAACTTAAAAAGACATTCGAAATACAAGGTGTAAAGTTTGGATTCATTAATGAGCTTCAGGATATATCATTCGGGGAGTATGTAGATTTAGAGTCTAACATAATTGATGTACAATCATTCCACAAAGCAATGGCTGTAATGTACAGACCTATCACAAGTCAGAAGGGGGATAAGTATACCATAGATAAATATAGTGGCACAGCTAACTATGCTGAACTAATGAAGTATGCTCCTTTAGATGTTGTACTTCCAGCATCGGTTTTTTTTTGGAATTTAGGAAACGAACTATTGACGGCTACCCTGTCTTATTTGGAGAGCAAGATGACGAAGAAGAGCAAAACGATTTTAGCGAAACAACTCAATTTGGACAACGATGGGGATGGTATCAGTCAATATATCAACTCGCTAAAGGAGACATTACAAAGTTTGAACGAGTTACAGAACAAGGACTTTTTGAGTGCTTAACGATGTTGACATTTGAGAAGCAGAAGTCAGAAATAGAAAATAGACAAATAAAAAAAGCACATGAAAGGATACTATGATTTCACAACAGCATTTCACAATCATTTAATAACCGATCCGTTAGTAAACCAGGTTACAAAAGGAAGCCTGGATAAGATTACAAATGCTAAAAAAGATATGTATCCCTTAGCTCATGTTATGATTGATAATGGTGCGTTTGAATCAAATACTATTAGGTTTAGTATTACATTAATTGTAATGGACATAGTAGACTATACTAAGGAAGATTTAACTCACTTATATTACGGTAATAACAACGAGGATGATATTCATAATCAAACATTAATGATTTGCCAACGTGCATTTGAAAGTATGCGAAGAGGTCAAATGAGTGAGGATTATTCTATAGAGTCTGACACGGCATCTTTTGAATTCTTTGTTGATAGATTTACAGATGACGTTGCTGGTTGTACTATGACATTTGATGTAGTAATGAGTAATCAAATGACTATATGTTAAACGTACAGGAAGAGTTAGATAAGTTCAAGGATTATGTAATTAAGCAATCTAAATCGAACTTAACTAAGCAAGGTAGAAATGTATCTAAATCATTATACAACTCTATAAAAGGGGAAGCAAAAGCAATGCCTAATTCTTTCTATCTTAACATCTCGATGGAAGAACATGGACAGTATTTAGACCAAGGTGTTAAAGGTAAGAACTCATCTGCTAAAGCTCCTAACTCACCATTTAAATTTGGGAGTGGTAAAGGTAAGAAAGGGGGATTGACATTAGGAATACAACGATGGGTTAAGGGTAGGAGGTTTCAATTTAGAGATAAGAAGAGTGGTAAGTTTATGTCCTATGATTCTACAGCATTTTTAATTACTAGGTCGATATATTCTAAAGGTACAAAGCCTTCGTTATTCTTCACAAAACCATTCAATAAATACTTTGAGAAATTACCTGAAGAATTAATCGTTAAATACGGATTGGATGCTGAAGAGTTATTTAAGTATACAATTAAACAACCTAAATAAATGGCAAACATTTTTGTAAGAAGTCCTTATATCATATCTGTAAATGCGTCAGGACAAATAGGAAGTAAGATAGAGGTATTTATTTGGAACGGAACAGGCTCTATTCCTGCTACACCACAATATACACTATCTAAACTTATTCCAAGTTCTACTAATACTAACACCGATTACGACGTTTCTCCATACGTTAGGGAGTATTTATCTCATGTTGCTACACAATCGCCTGTAGCTTTATCAACTTCATTTACTGATTTAGCAACCACGCAATGGTGTAACGTAACTATTAAGAGATATAAACTAACAGGTACTACATACACCTTATTAGATTCTGCTAATCATTATGCACATGATGGATATTCGTTTTACGAGTCAGGATATAACTACGATAATGGTAGATTCTTACTAGAGCAGAAAGAATACTTTTACAATGAAGATGCTACATATGCTGGGGAGGTTGCTTGCTATTTGAATTCAGGGGAGAAGGTAAGATATGGAGAATCATTTACTTCTAATTCAGCTACAATAAACACAACGGCTATTTTTGGAGGGACAAGAGATATTACAACAATAAGTTTAACGGGTAATTATAGCTCGTATATCACTATCGGAAGTTACTTATATTTTACCTATGATGATGGGTTTGGAGTAACATCTTGGACAGGTACATTATCTTCTTATTCTTATAATGTCTCTACAAATACAATGACAATTACTCCAGACTTTGGAGGTTCAGTACCTACGATATTTGGAAGTCCTAGCAATACAGGGAGAACTATAACTGCAGGGACAACTGAACTATACACTGTTGCTACAAGTAAATGGTACACTATTCCTAGAGTGCCTGGAAGTTTAAACAAATTATCAATATTATCATCATCCGATGTTGTTTTAGCCACATGGGATTTCACTCCTGTTTGTGAGCCTAAATACACACCTGTAGTAATTGACTTCATAAACAAGTACGGAGCATGGCAGAGAGAGTTCTTTTTTAAGGCATCTAAGACTAATATAGCAATTGAGTCTAACGATTACAATGTAATGCAAAGTTCAAGTAACTTTGATATATTACAAGGGCAAAAAAGATCGTTCAATACCAATGGTAAAGAAACAATAAGCGTAAATAGTGGCTATGTTACAGAAGATTTTAGCGACAACATTAAACAACTTCTAATGAGTGAACGCATACTAGTTGATAATAAGCCTGCGATATGTAAAACAAAGTCATTAGAGTTGATGAAAAACATAAATAACCACATGATTAATTATAGTTTAGAGTTTGAGTTTGCGTATAATTCTATAAACAACGTGATATAATGAAGAGAATAGTAGATGTATATGTAGAAAGTATCAGCGGAAGTGGTGACTATTCTAAATTAGAGTTGTTTAATGATGAGAAAATTGAGCTTACAAGTAGTATTCAGAACATACAAGACATTTCTAAAGTGTATACTGATTTCACACAGTCATTCACTATACCAGCAAGTCCTATTAATAATGCAATACTGCACCATTTTTACCAGTCAGATGTAGATGTGGCTACTACTAATGGAGTGTATCAATGGAATTTTAACTTCAGAATTAGAGCTAGAATAGAAGTTGGGTTGACATCTTTTAGAACGGGTACGATAATGGTTGAAAAGTCTGAGATAAAGAATGGAAGACCTGACAATTATACTATCACTTTCTACGGGGATTTGCTTACACTTAAAGATAAGTTTGAGGAATTTAAATTGAGTGATTTAGATTTAATTCCTTACAATGTTAGTTATACAGCAACCGACGTAATTAATAAAGTGACAAGCAGTACACAGCAAGATATAATGTATCCGTTAATTTCTTCAAAGCGTGTTTGGACTTATGGTGATGGTGTGAGTACAGATATTAAAACAAGTGCTGGAGCTGTAAATTTCAATGAATTATTTCCTGCAATAAAAGTATCTATATTGTTTGATTTAATTCAAAGTAAATTTGGGATAACATTTAATTCAGATTTTTTTAAGTCAACAAATGAGAAATGGGATAAGATATATCTTTGGTTAAAAAATGAAGAAACTTACACGTTAAAAACTAGTGGTGAACCTGCGTATGTAACATATCCAAGCACTGGCACAACAAACATACCTTCATTTTATGGATGGGGTGGTATTCTGTACCCTGCGAGAAACGGATTTAATTTTGATTTATCTACTAATGCTATTAAATGTCAAAACCTAGATGATTCTAGCGCAACTAGTATATTCGCTGTAAAAACTGCGAGATTTCTTATAACAGTAAGTAACTTATCTAGTGCTACAACTACATATTATATAGACTTATATCGGAATGGTAAAGTAGTAGAAACATTTACATATAAAGGAGCTATAACTGGGGCTGTAATGTATAACTTTACGTCACTTGATAATGGGATAGTTTTTAATGTTATTGTAAGGTCTGACACAGCATTAACAATGAATTTACAAGCTGCGATAAATTACCCAACCTACAATAATTTTTTCCAAGGTATAGTATTTAGTCCTATAGAAACAACAGCAACACTAGATATTTCATCTAAAATACCTGACATTAAAATAGCAGATTTCTTTAGCGGCATTCTCAAGATGTTTAATGCAACCTGTTACGCTACAGATACAAATGTATTTACTATTGAGCCTTTAGATTTATGGTATAATAAAGGAGCAATTTATGACATTACTGAATATACGGATACAGATTCAATAACTATTGAAAAGCCTAATGTTTATAAAAAAATCTCTTTTAAATACGAAAAGTCAGAGTCATTTATGAATCGTAATTTCTATGAAACTAATATTGTGGATAGAGAGTATTCAAACACGAGTATTGAACTGCAAAATGAAGGTTCAGAGCTTACAATAAGTGCTCCGTTTGAGAGTTTATTAATGAATAACTTTAATGAAGATGATTTCCAAGTTGGTTATTGTTTGACTAAAGCTCCTGATTTTAAACCATATATTCCTAAGCCAGTTTTGTTTTATTATAATGGTAGAATAAATGATACTTTATATTTAAACAATGGGGTAACGTCGACTTTATATAACGACTTCAATATATTTAGTAATGCTTTAGACATCTCTGGTGTTAAATATTCATTAACATGGCACCCTGACAACGATGTTAAAGCACCTAATCTTCCATTAACAAATAACTTGTACTCTTTATATTACGAAAACTATTTACAAAACATATTTAATCCTAAATCTAGATTGGTTAGAGTTAAATCTTACTTCCCTTTATCATTAATTACTAAATTAAAGCTAAATGATAGGTTAATAATTAGAGACAAGAGATACATTATTAATGAGATTAAATCTGACATTACTAGTGGTGAAGTAAGCTTATCGTTATTGAATGATTTTCGGTCAATGGTTAACAATGCTTTTACTCCTGTTGTACCTGATGGGGGAGGTACTATTCCAATTGATTGGGGTTTACCAAACGGGGGTAGTTCTGCTTCTTTTTCAAGTCCTATTGTGGGTGTGTCTTTTTCTCCATCTGTAATAACAGAAAGCGGGCCTATAGATATTACTATACCTGCAAACACAAATACACCTACACCAATAGTTTTAGAATCAGGAACGGATACATTAATTACAGAGGATGGATGGGGAATAGTAAATGAAGAGGGGCAATTTGCTACAATTCCAATTTACGCAACCAACACGAATTTTGATGGCACTACAAGTATTTACGATTTTTATATAACACAATCATGATAGAACAAATTATAGCATTGCTCAGAGTAGATAATTTCTACGGAATAAGTGAAAACATAGACATTGCAAAGGGGAAATATCTATTGTCAGATAGTTTTGTTGCAAACTACAAACAAGGTAAACGAGAGTTATTATTGAAAGCAAAGTACAATGGCAGAAAAGAAAGTAATTGAACTAGAAGTAAAGACAAACGCGCAATCCCTTAAGTCACAGTTAAAGGAAGCGCAACAAGAAGTACAAACACTTTCTGAAAAGTTTGGTGCTGCTTCTGCACAGGCAATCAATGCTGCTAAACGTGCCGCTGAACTTAAGGATGCGATAGGAGATGCAAAAGAACTGACTGACGCATTTAATCCTGACGCTAAATTTACTGCTTTAAGTGGTGCTTTAAGTGGTGTTGTAAATGGATTCCAAGCATACGAAGGTGCATTAGGGTTAGTTGGTGTTGAGAGTAAACAGCTACAGGAACAACTTCTGAAAGTGCAATCTGCTATGGCATTGGCACAAGGTATTGATGGTGTTACAGCAAGTATTCAATCCTTTAAAAATTTAGGTGCAATAGCAAAAAATGCATTTACAACTATAAAGACTGCGATAGGGTCTACAGGAATAGGATTAATAGTATTGGCTATCGGATTGATTGTAAGCAATTGGAAAGAGTTAACAGGATGGGTTGAAAAATCATTTCCAGCTTTCAAAAAGATTGGGGACTTTTTTAGAAATTTCAGTCAGATTGCCAGTGGAACATTAGACGCTATTATTGCAGGTTTTAAATCTGTAGCAAAAGTTATTGGTGATGTGTTCAGAGGTGACTTTTCAGGTGCTTATGAAGATGCTAAAAAAGTAGGTTCGAATATTGCTAATGCTTACAATAAAGGATTTGAGGAAAAAGATAAAGAAATCAAACAACAAGCTTTCTTAAAGAGTAGGAAATTTGAACTAGATTTATTAGAGGCAAAAGGAAAAGATGTAGCGGATAGAAAGCTCCGATTGATGGGTGCAGAACTTAAGATGCTAGAAAAAGGGAGTGAAGAGTATAATGCGAAGTTGATAGAGATTGAAGAAGCTAGGACTAAGATACGAGAAGAGGCTGAAGCAAAACGTAAAGCACTAGCAGATAAAGCTGAAGTAGCTAGAAAAGCTAGAGAAGAGAAAGCTAGAGAAGAGAAAGCAAAGAAAGACAAAGAACTAGAAGATGGTGAGGAAGCGTTTCTAAAAAGAGGTGCTGAAATGAGAACGGCTAGTTTAGAAAACTATCAAGAAAATAGAAATAAGGAATTAGCTATTGATAATCAAGCCTACCAAATACGAACAGACTTACAAAATAAAGCATACAAAGA